AAGTTCGCGTCCTGCTTACCCTCTCCATTGAGGCCGTACATCCAGTCCGACATCATCGTGCAGGTATAGGTCAACGGGTCAGCCTCCCTGCTGCTGATGTAGGTCCTTGCACGGTCATCAAGCTCTTTCTCTGCCTTCGTGACAAGCTCTTTCCACTCCGGCATCTTATTCGCGTCCCAGCCGAGCAGAACGAACGTGTCGTCCGTTGCCGGATGGATGGCGTCGTTAGGTAGCGTGATGCCGTATGTGTCGTTGCGCACAAGCTCAAACACCTGAGCCTCTGAGTTCGATTCCGTCTCGCCGGCTATCTCCTTGCCGTTCTCGTCCTTCTTGGCCACCTTCTCGCTCGCGCCTTCAGGGTTGAACGCGACATCAAACGTCATCCCGTTCAGACTACCCGACTGAAACTGCACCTGTAGCGTCTGTCCCGACAAGATATAGTCCTTGCTGAACGTGAAGTCATTCGTCGTGAACCGATAGACGTTCACTCTCTCCGTCTTCTTCCCGTCCGTAGTGTTCCCGCTTGTCGCTCCTGTCGTGCCCGTGCCGCTGGGTTCCGTAGGCTGCTGCTGTGCAGCAGCGTCCGTCGTCTCCATGTCCTTCTTCACGGTCGTCACCGTCGCCACCTTGCTCTTCGTCCTCGGATAGATGTCGTCAATCACCAACACCCCCTCCACGACCTCGTCGGGCTTCATGCCCCCACGCAGGTCTATATAAGGCGTACCTTCGGGAAGCATAAGCCTTTTCTGAACGATGCCGTTCATCACTATGCCGGTGCCCTTCTGCCGGTACCCTTTGGGGATGTTGCGTGTCGATCCGAAGACGTAGTAGCGGTTCACGGCATCGTTGTTGGAGTCCTGGGCGCTCATGTCCTCAACGTTGTCGCCCATGGTAAGACCCACCGCCGGAGTAAAGTCGTCCCTGATTATATTTCCAAAGACTATTTGGCTGCCGCCCACTGCCCACTCATAGCTGAACTTGTCAGCTATCTGTGTCAGAGCGTCGAAGAGGTTGGTCTTGTCAAACTGGATGTAGACCACACGATGGCTGCTGTCGTCATTGTAGATGCTGTCCTCAACTTCATAGCTATACCCATACTCCTTGAGGTTCTCTAAGAAAACTGCCATGTGTTCTTGGAGCGTGCCCGTGAGCGACCACGTGGTCTCGTTCTTTCCTTCTTTGCCGGGGTTGAACTTGTAGATCTTATTCTTCCAAAGAAAATACGGAGCGTTGAACTGTAGGTCATAGTCATAACCGCCTGTACTCTTGTTGTATGTGCCCTTCTGAGGATCGGCGATATAAAAGGTGCCATATTCACTGAAGCTGACATAATCGCCGACATTGATGTTGATCTTCTTATCCGTGGAGAATACAAGGCGAACATAGTCCTTCGACATCAGCTCCACATGACGAACCGATGAGCTCTCTAAGACTACCGTATTGGAATTTCCGTTGATGCTGTGTATATCGACTGTCGTTGTCATAACTATCTGCTTGCTGGATTATATTCTGTCAGGCGAAGCACGAACTTACCGATGCCGCGCTGGTAAGAGCTGAACTGGTTACAACTCTTGTAGATGCAGCGGCAGGTTACTCCGGCCGTACTGATAACGATCTCCTTTGATGTGGTGAGCATCTCTGTGAAGGAGGCCACATGCCCTAAGAACGTGCCTTCATCCTTGCCGTAGATACCCAACTGAATGGTGAGATCGCGTTCGGCGACGAACACCGGAGCCTCCGTTACCACGCGCGTGCCGTTCTCCGTGCGGCTCGTGCTCGTCACGTGGTCCTTTAGTGGGGGAGGGCAGAGCAGCTGCCCGAGGGAGCTGTCATCAAGATACACGCCCCAAGTGTCCCATGCGCTATTGCCGTTTATGGTCAGGTCTTTTCCCATTATCGTGTCCTTTCTATTCTGTCTAAGTGTCTGTCAAACTTTTCGTAATAACTCTTGTTGGACGAGAGGATGTCTTCCAGGAAGGCGTTGTTCGTGATCATCAGATTACGGATCTCGCCCAAAGTGATGTTGCCCTCGCCTACAGTGCCATACAAGGCATTGACGGTAGCAACCATCGTCTGAATACCGTCGGATATACGCTCTCCCGCCTCTTGCAAGGCCGTGAAGCGTCCGTTAAGCTCTTGTGCGGTATCCTCACCCATTGACCGCCATGAGCCGCTTGATGCGTCCTGCGAGTATGTGCTTGAATCGTTGATTAAGCCAGCATCTACAAGCTGTTTGCGTCTGTCCATCATGTCTTTTGATAGTGACGCGTTCATTGACCGAATTTTCGCAAGCTCATCAGCGGTTAGGTCTCCGTCAGATGCAGCGTTTGCAAGGTAATCGTAAATTTCCTTTATCCTGTCTTTGAACTCGTCATTCATCATAGAGGAAACCACGGCCTTTGTAAGTACCTCCTCAATATGCTTGCCCAAGGTGTCGGTGTCGCTTGACATATCCTCCAAGACAGACTCGTAGCCGTCCTTGAAGCTGTCCCATGAGTAGTTAGTGAGCTTTTCGTTGAGAGAGTCGGCAAGGTCTTGCATCTTGCCTGCCATCTCGATATACTGCTCCGCAAGCTCCTTCGGATTACTCTGACCGCCGCTGTTAAAGAATTTAGTCCACGCTTCGGGCGAGAAGTCCCGCAGGACTTTCATCTCTTCGGGCGACAGCTTCCATACGTCCGCGACATTTCTTAGGTTGCCATTATAGCCATTCTTGGTCAAAGCATCATTGAAGTCAGAGAGCCAGTTCCTTATGTTTCTGTTCGCATAGACATTGAATGAACTTCTACCTCCCATTCCGAGGAAACCATGTCCCGTGTTCGTCCACTCGCTTGCACGGTCATTTATCATAGTGCGCTGGTTGGATTCTCTCTCCTTTTCAGCGTCGATGGCTTTCTTGTAAGCGTCAACAGACTGCTGGTTCGTATTGTCAGTATCCGAGATGGTATCAGACAAGCTGTCAATGGCTGCTGCAAGGTCACTGTTCGACTCAGACAGCCTTGCAATCTCGGCCTCCATCTTTGCCTCGTTGCCTGCGCCTGCAAACAGACTCGTTGCAGACTGGACATACGAGCTGACGGCTTTCAAACCGTTCATGGCCGCTCCTACGTAGTTGCCGCTCATGTAGTCTTTCGCCGCGCTCATGGCGGAATTTGAGCCGTCTGCGAATGCTGATGCAGCCTTGCCAAGAGAACTGTCCCCGCTCACTCCAAGAGTGGAGAGCAGCCCTGGAATATCCTGTATGTTTGAGTTTATCTGCTCAAGCAAAGGCATGATGTCGTTGAGACGCTTGGCGAAGTCGGCAAGATACTTGTTAAGCTTTGACTGCTTCTGTACTGCATCATTGTCGGCTTTCTCCTTTTTCTTGACGACATTGTTATAGTTGGCCTCGCTCTTCGCCAGTTTGTCAAGGGCATCTTTAACTTTTTTGTATGGTTCGGAGTCTTCCCCATACTTGCCACCGACCTGCTTTAGGATGGCGTTGGCATTGGAGGCTCTGACATCGCCCTGCTGGACATTGATACCATAACCGCTTAGAAGCTGCTGGGTGGAAAACCTTTGCTTGGTAAGGGTAGCACTAACGGCACCCATTTCCTGCATGGCTTGGTTCTGCCTTTCGAGGGCATCAGCCACATCCATTTCGAGCTTTCTGCGCTCGGTGTTGTAGCTGACAGCAACTCCCAAGAAACCGCGTTGCTTGTCCTCGGCTGAAAGGATAGCATCGTTAACCTTGTCTATTTGGCCTACAACCTCCTTGTAGCCGTCAATGTCAAGGTCTCCCGATGAAAGCATCTCTTTCAGCTGTTGTTTTATTCTGCCGAGCTGCTCTTTTGTAAAAGAGTCGAGGTTGCCGAAAACGTCCTCCCAATTCAAATTGGATTTCTCGTTCTCGGTATCGAAGTCTGCCAAGGCTCTTGACTTTTGCGCTATGAGCGTGAGTCTGTCTCCCTCCGTCTGCGTCTTTGCTATTTTGTCGTCATACTCTTTGGCAATGGCAAGGCGCTTCTCCTGCATGGAACCGTACTCTTTGAGATAGTCATTGAGAGATTCTGCCTCTTTCTGCTGCTGCTCCAAGAGATAATGATTCCAGTCAGCTTCTATCTTCCCGCGCTGTGCGTCAATCTGCGTCTGCTGGTCTTTGGTAAGGGAAGTCCCCACAATGGTACCAGTGTACTCGGGCTTCTTGCCTTTTTTGCCTTTTGCGGTGTTCTCGAAGACAGTCTTGTTATGCTCATAGTTCTGCTTGCGGAAATCACGCTCCTGCTGGTTTACCTGCTCTTTGTCTTTGAGATATTGAAGCTTACGCTCTTCGCGTTCTTTTTCTGCGCCGTCAACAATGGCAGAGATACGGGCCTCCTCCAGCGCTTTGACAGTATTGACCCGTTGCTTGGCCACCTCTTCATCCCAACGCTGGTTCTCTTCTTTAAGACGTTCCCTACGCTGTGCGGCTTCTCTTGCGGCCTGCTGCGCTTGATTCTGCGCCTTTGTAGCGGCAGCCCTTGCGGTATTGGACGACTTTGTACTTGCGGAAGTCTGAGCCTTGATAGAAGTGCCGCCGTAGTTCTGAGTGAAGTCCTTTTCAGCATCGTCATAGGCTTTCTTTGCCGACTGATACTCCTGTACGGTATAGGCACTCCTATTCCTATTTATCTTTTGAAGCTTCTTATAAGAGTCATCACGGGCTTTCTTTTTGCTGTTGTACTGAGTACCGAAATTGTTGTCAATCTTCTGCTGAGCCAGCTGAGCGGCCTTATTCTTGGCATCATTAACGCCCTTGGTGAGTGAGTTCCAATCAACTTGGAACCACAGAGGGATAATACACGTCCCCTGTCTGTTCATCTGAGCCTTCATGTCAAGGATTCCATTAAGAACCTTGGTCTTCTCTTGCTCCCTTAGTCTTAAGTTGAGGTCAAGAGGATTAGCCGCCTCCTGCTGACGCAAGTCGGCAAGCTCGGCCTGCGCCTTGGCGATGAACTCATCAAGTTTCGTCACGCCGGTAGCATAGTTGATTTCCTCATTGCCTGCCTGAAGCTGCTCGGCTAAGTTCATGGCTTCCTTATAGAAGTCGTAGATGTCCTGCTTCACCCGGTAGTTATCTTGCGCTTCCTCCAATTTCACCTCAATGGGCTTGTTGGCTTCCTCTGCCTGCTGGCGTGCTTGCTCTACGATGTTCTCATACTCAAGCACCTTATTCTCCCATTGCTCCAACTCAGCCTGCTGTTCTTCGAGCTGATTGGCCAAAGCAAGGCCGCCACGGCCGCCATTATACCTGGCATCATCTGCCATAGCGTCCTTGGTATTCTTAATAGCCGCAGTAAGCTCATCGACCTTATTCTTAGCGTCTTCAATCTTGGCGGTGTCGATGTTGTAGCCAATATCTTTTTCCGCCTTGCCGAAATCAAGAGCCGCCAACTCTGCTTGGGTGTACTTCTCGGTGATAGACGGCATCAGCTTGGAAAGTTCCTCGTAAGCCTCTGCTTTCTCAAAATCGGTGGCATTCTCAGACTGGATGGTATGTATCAGCTCCTCGGCTTTCTGCTTGCGCTCTTCGAGTTTCTTATTGAAGTCATCGAGGGTGTTGTTGACATTCTTCTGTGCTGCCTCCGCTGCGGAATCTGCCGTTGCAAGTTCATAGATGGCAAATGTTACACCGGCTATCACTGCGGCAATCCAAAAGAGCGGGGATGCAAACATGGAGGCATTGAAAGCCTCCTGCGCACGAGTGGCGAGAGCCGTAACCTGCGTCCACAATCCCTTAGCAGTGGTGTCGGCTGCAGTTGCCGCGGTGTTTACTCCCGTCTGCACAGTGTTCAACTGCGTCTGAGCACTATTTGCAGCCTCAGCCGTGGTACTTGCCTTGGTTGCAGCCGTACTTACCTCCGCACTTGCGGCCTTGAGCCGCTGCGCGGCGACATTCTCATTGTCGGCGGCTGTCTTCAAGTTGGTCTGCGCTGCGGATATTTCATCAGCCTGCCCACTTTCCAATGCGGATTGCAGAGCCTCCTTTGCGGCATCGACCTTAGACTCGGCATTCTCCAAGTCCATGGATGCCGCCGCCTGTTTGGAAACGGCTGCGGAATATTCGTCCGCCGCCTCCTTTGCGCTGGCTGCTGCGACCTCTGCTTTCTGTTGCAGCTCTACGACATAAGCCTGCGCCTCTTCGCGCATGGCAGCAACCTTTGCGGCTTTAGCCTCTGTCAGCTTGCCTTCTGCCACAGCCTGTTGCAGGTCAGCGTTGGCAGCGGCTTCCTTTTGTGGAAGAATGGCGGAATACTGGGCTATCTCTGCGTCGATGCCCAAGTTAGTGGCGTTGGATTGGAAACGGGAGATGGCAACACTTGCGGCTTTATAGATACCGATGGTCTCTGCCGCATACATGATTGCCGCGCCGACTTCCTGCCAATGTTCCACAAGGGTAGATGTAAGCGAAAGGACATCATTGATGATACCCTCAGACTGCTTGCCCAAGTCATTGAATGCCATGTCTATGGTATCCTCGATATTGGAAATCTGTCCCGTAATAGTATGGGACTGCATGTCCATAAGGCCACCAAACTGACTACCCGCCTTGGTCATATTGTCAATAGCCTCTATGACCTCCTTAGAGCCAACCTTACCTTCCGTAACAAGCCCTGCAACTTGGTCTTTGGTAACACCAAAAATCTTAGCTAACTCTTCAGCCATAGGAATACCTCTTGCTTGGAACTGACGCAAGTCCATAGTAAACATTCTGCCCTGCGTGAGGGTGGTGCCGTAGAGCCAAACCAAATCATTTAGATTGAGCGACAGTCCTGCTGAGATGTCGCCCAACTTGCGCATGGTGCTGGTAACGTCCTGCGCTGCCACTCCATAGGCAAGCAACTGTTTTGCGCCCTCCGCAACACCTTTCAAATCAAAAGGTGTTGTTGCCGCAAGCTTGGTGATGTCGCTCATCATGCTTTGTGCCTTTGCCGCACTACCCAAAAGGGTGGTAAAGGACGCTTCGAGCTGCTGAAACTCCCCTCGTATGGTTGCAACCTGCTGGATGAAAGTCTTGGCAGAGAATCCCGCCAAAGCCCCGGTGGCCGCAATCTTGATACGGCTGAACATCTGCTCGATGCTGCCGCCCGACTGCTCCACTTCCCTTGCCGTGGCACGGACACCTGCCCGGGCACCGTTGAGGGCGTTGATGAATCCTTGGTTGTCGCCAGTAATGGCTATGTGTAGGTTCTCTGACATGTTTCAGTGTTATTTTGTTTCTACTCCCTTGTTTTTGAGCAAGGCCATAATCTTCTCGGCATTCTTCGGGTCGTTGGCATCAACATAAGTGCCTCCCATACTTTCGGGGATGTCCTTGCGCTCTTCATCGGTAAGAATAACTTGCGCTACCTTGTCAGCCAGCATAAGACGCAGGAAAGTGTAACCCCTTTCGTAAAGGATTTCATTGTCTGAATATCCCATCTCTTTCAGCTGCCCGATGAACGTACCGAATAAGGACAAGCCGCAAAACGTCTTGCTGTTCTTGTCATGCTTTTGCTTGACTTTGAGCACCTCCTGCAACCTCTTGCGCTCCTTGTCAAGTCCCAAATGCTTCATCAGTCTGTCGGTCTTGTCATCAAGGGCGATAATCAGAAGAGAGGCTATATCCTCATCAGAGAGATTCTTATCGAAATAGTTCCTGCGTGTGGCAATGGCCCTCGAATCATACAAGTCCTTGTAAGTGTTAGGTGCCGTATGATATGCAAGGATGGTGCAGCACGTCTGACGCTGGTCTCTGGCAACCCTCAACGCTTCAAGGAATGGGTTTGCCTTTAGGATGTCCATATCAAGCTTTAGCCCGTCAACCTGCCGCTTTAGTAGCAACATTTTGGCGAGCGTCAAGGGGTATAGCCTGAAAGACTTTCTCCCCACTTTGAACTCTTGCGGTCTGCCGATAATGACATCCGTAAGATCATACTCATTGTCAATGGTCTTATTTTCATCCATGCCCTCGGTGGCGGAGTCGAACCGCCTTTTGTCCGTTCGCGTCAGCCTTCCCGTTTGCGCTTGTCTTCCCGTATTCTCGGGTGCTGGGTTCTGTAGGCCGCTGCTCCGCAGCGGCGGCTGTGCTAACCGAGGGGTCCTTTTTTAGCGGTCCTTATGCCCCCACCTTGGCTGCGAATGTGATGTCCGTCAGCTTGCCTTTGTTGTCCGTGGCACCCTTGGTTTTCCAGGTGTAAACAGCCGCGAGGCCGTCCTTGGCGTCGAACTTCACCGCGATGTGCCGGGAGCAGTTTTTCAGCGTCACGCCGATGGCACCAGTGTTCTCCGGTGTCACCGTCACGTCGCCAGCGTCCTCTTTGTAACCTACATCGACCTCTGACGCGCTGCCGATACGTCGGTTATACGTCAGCGTGTACTTGTCAGGGTTCTTCTTGCGACCCTCGGCGGTGCCGCCCTCGATGGTGGCCTCCGTCTCGTTGCCTTCTTCGACGCTCAGTGAGGTGCTGTCCTCTACGATGTCGTCATGTCCGTCAATAGAGCATCGGCCCCAGCCGAGTACTTTATTTGTTGCTGTTTCTGCCATAGTTATTCGTTGTTGAATTTATATCTGATAGTATTTTTAATCACATGCTCGTTCTTTCCGTTTACGGATAGAACTCGCTGCTTTTCGAGAGTAACACGAAATCCGTCACCAAACACTGACCGCCTGCCATCACCAAAAACCTCCTTGCTGATGTCAGAGAGCTTGCTGATACGGGATACGTTAGGCTTTATCAACCCGTTGCTCGTAATGTCCTGTACGTAGATGTCGACATTAACCTTGCTGTCCTGTATCTGCCCGTTCATGCTGTCCAGCACAGAGATTACGCAATCCTCCTTATCTGTCTCACGGCCAGTATAAGTGACATTGCCTGTAATGGCTGTCTTTATTGCGGAATCCGTTACGATATGATAGATGTCCTTGCAGATGTCGGTGTCAGTTTTCATGCTTTATTAAACTTTCTGATTGTTGCGTCAACTTTTGATTGTAGAATTTTGCCGATATTTCCCTCTAACCATAATTGCCCTCCTGCAAGGACAACTTTGTTTTCTAAGGCTTCGACATACACGGCGTAATCCATGCCTGCTACGATGATGAGTGCATAGGGGTAAGAGGCGTATTCTCTTGCGAGCTGTTCGCACAGAATCTTTCCAGTCTCCGAGCCATCGGAACCTCCCTTTACGGTTTCAAATCCCGATTCTATTGATACTTGCCCCTTTCTGACCACGGAATAACCTATCGAGGAACGAAGATTGCCCGTTTGGTCATTCCATTGGCTCATGCTCCCCGTTCTGATGCCTGCCACGGCATACTCGCCAGCGTAGGCAAAGGCTTCGGTCATTGCATCCTCGACCGCTCCCTGTGCGTTATCAAAGAGTGCGAGCGTTTCCATGAAACCTTTCAAACTCATACCCATACCTGTGCGTTTAGCTGGTATCTGAAGAATTGCTTGACCGTATAGTCCTTGTCGCTTTTTATCTCTTTTCCGTCCGCTCCGAACAATCTTACATTGTCGCCTTTCTTGAACTCGGGGCAACCCCGGTCTAAGTAGATGTGATAGGAATAGTTCATGGCGATGCCGTCAAGATATACCACCTCTCCCCTACCGTTAGGCACAATGTTACAGCGCATATCCTCAACACTCTCAGTATCGGGGATTGGTACGCCATCTTCATCGACACCTCCGACTTTGGAAGTCGTGATAAGCTGGATTCTATGCGGTCTGAAATTCAACATGATTAATAGAACTTGATAACGGGTCTCTCGCTTATCGGTTCTTCCCCGATTTCTCGGTAGAGCCGATTTGCGATGAACAGCAAATCGTTCTTGTCAGCCTTGGAAATGGACATGCCGCCCTCTGAAATGGAATTGGGGTACAGGACAACTTGCTTTAGGCAGTCCGCCGTAGCACCCTTGAAAGCGACAGAATCCAAGATGTCTTTGGTGCAGGCCCCATCGTTCAACTCCCTCTGCACCATTACGGTGCGGAAGAAGTCTTCGGGAAGAGGATATTGCACCTGCGACTTCAAGGCTGAAAGTACGGTCAGTTCGGGCATAGACTACAATACTAATGATTCGAGATTGACGTTCACAATCTTGTTAGGAGCTGCAATCTGCGGCACCCACTCAGCCGTGTACTCCATGTATCGGCCATTCTCATCACGGTAGTTGCAGACAAGCATCTGACCGCTGTCTTGACTGACAGGGTTGTACGTTCTGCCAGGCACCGGGTCGGTCGCCTCGTAAGGAGTATGGTGGCGCATGTAGCCAATTTGGTCAGAATGTAGGAACGTTATGCGGTTGTCCGCATAAATCTGATGGTTGGTGCCATCCTGCTCCTCTACGTAGTCTTCCTTAATCTCAACGGCTGGCAGTCCGATACCCGTGAATACGTTGGATGCCATCTCGGAGGTCATAAGGTTGGCAGCAAGGTGATACTGGGTGTTGTTGAGCACCATCTTGAACGTATCACTGAACTCTGATGATTTCTGAACCCATTTGGCAAAAGTGCCACGGCTCATGGCCATCTTTTCAAACTTGCCGAACTTAGGAGCAAGCTTCAACACTTCCTGCTGCAACCATGAGATGAACATATTCTTTGAATCCACGAAGATGTCATCCTTAGTCGGAGTAACGAAGTGGAATGGCAGTTCGATGTCGAGGACATCAATGCCACCCTTGTTGTCGTCCTTGTTCTTTACAGTTGAAGCACCTTTCATAAGGAGCTCACCAACGACAATATCCATGCGCTTGTGAGGAGCAAGGATAATCTGTCGGTAGTCGTCCGCAATATACTGGATGATGTCGTTAAGGGCACGCACCTGGTCTTCTGTCTTGGCCTCATTGTATTTGTCAATGAGGTCTTGCAGCTCAGACAGACGCTCCACGTCCATCTGATACTTATCACCAAGATAGGCAATCTCGCCATATCCGCTGCCGATAGGCTTGCGCTCACGAAGAGGCTTCTCGCCATAGCGTGAGTTGATAGAACCTGCCACGACTCCCGTTACGGTGCCAAGGTAATCCTTGAAAACACGTGTAGTGGTACGGCGGAACGTAAGATACTGTTGCCAGTAGATGCTGTCAAGCCCCTGCTGGAGTACCCGGTCAATAGTTGCGGAGACTATATCGGGGTCATTGAATAATGTCTGAATTGTAAGTAACATGATTCTTTCTTTTAAGGGGTTGATTAATCTTCAAACTGGAAGCGTGAGGTGAGAGCCGCCTTGTCTGCGTCCGAGAAAGGAAGAACCAGCTTCGACTCGTGAATCTCGTAGGCCTGCATGATAAGGGCGACCAGTACGATGCCGTCATCAATCTTGGTGGTCTCGTAAATAACGAAGTTGGCTGTATTCTTAGGCTTTGTACCTCCTGCTGCGCTTGCCTCGAACAGCACCTGTCCTGCCTTGACTTTCTCTCCGAAAGCTGCTTCAAGGGTAACGGTGTCATAGTCGGGCTTCGACTTGTCAATGCTCTTCACAACGGCTCCTTTTGAGCCAGTACCAAGGGTCATTCCCTCGACAATAAGGGAATTCTTGGCAATCTTGACGGTAGTCGCATCTGCATTCACATCCTCCAGCACTTTGGCATTCTTCACCACAACGCATGTGCGTTTGGTGAGGTCAACCTGCACGGGAGTAAAGCGTGGCAGACGTGAGCCGATAGCAAGACCCTCTGTTAAGAGCTTGTACGCACCTGCCTTTTTATGGAGCGTGCGCACATCGCAAATCTCCTCCTGTTCCAAGGCGGGGTTTACGTCATAATGAAATCCTGCTGACATTGCTTTTTCTGTTTAAAAGGGTTATTACTACTTCTCCTTTGGTTTCGGGGCACCTGCCCTAATTTGGGCTGCGATAGCCTTTCCGTCACTGTCTCCAGTTGGCGAACCGCCTGCTGGCTCCGCTGCCGGGGAGAATCCGAGGTTGGCGAGCTGCTGAGCCTTGTCCTTCATGTAGGAGTCCAAGTCCGTAACATCGCCAGGCACGTTGAGCATCTTTGCGAGTTCCTCATTGATACCAGCCTTTTTTGCTGCTGCGAGGGTGTTTGCAGTCCGCTCAGCCTCCTTGTGTTTGGCCTCCTCTGCCGTGAACTTGTCCAAGAGTGGCTTGAATTTGTCATCCATCTTCTTGTCCATTAACTCGGCAACCTTAGCAAGAAGCTTTTCGTCCTCCGTTTTAGGCTCTGCATTGACGACCTGTTTCCCGTCTGCGCCAATGTGATACTTCTCCATGAAAGCCTTTTCGTTCTGCTCCGTGAGAGTCTTCGTGAGGTCTTTCGTAAGAGCATCTTTCTTTGACGAAAAACGAGAATCGAAAAGACTTTGGAAACTCCTCATGGAGGAGTCCTGCGTGTCCACAATCCTGTCAACGTTGTCGTCTGTCACCAGTCCTGTTGCGAACAGTCCCGTTGCAATGCCTAAAATCTCGCTGTCGCTCAATCCGCTTTGAGGATATTTCGTCTTGAGCTTAGTAAATAATGCTTGTACGTCCATTTGACTTTTCTCTTTAATGTTAGTGTTCAGTCCGCACGGCTGTGCGTCCTGCGTTTCGTTAGCAAATTTACCGAATCAAGAAAGCCTTTTCAAGCCTTTTTTCTTGAATGTACTCACTTATAAAAGATAAGTGCAAACATTTCTTTAATCGAATCCAAAAGGGCAAAGAAAAAGGCAAATAAACGCTTTGTAGCAAGCAAAAAATGCTTGTGTTTACAAGTTATCACACGAATACAAAACGGCTGAATGTAGGGCAAAAGAAAAGCCCTGCCGTGCATCGCTGCAAGGTAGGGCAAAACTAAAACAAGAAGTCGTAATATTTAGAATTGATGGTATAGTCTGTATGCAAATCTTAGATTTGAATAATAGCAGCCGTTTCGCTTGAAAAACTCACCATAATAAGTGACATCATCGCCCTGCATGAAAATGAA